ATAGCCACATTTATAAACTAAAAACAGTTCAAATGTCGAATGACAAAGGAACTTGGTTTGGTTGGGATGTGTCAAAGATAGGCCCTATATCAGATAAATCTGTTTATGATATCGCTAAAAGTTTTGCCAGCAGAGTTGGCAAAGGCGAAATCCAAGCAAAACCTGAAACTGCTGAAACAAGCAGGCAAGGAATAAGTTTATAAGTTTCCTGTCAGGGAACACTGGGGCGAGAGCGGGAGACTTAACTCGCCCCGACTTATTATGTTATGCTTGAGAAATTTAAAAGGATATTTGCGGGCTTAGACTACGCTTATGGAAACTTTAAGAAGGAAACAAGTAGCATTCCTTCGCAGAAAGTAGAAGGAAAATCTACCGTTATTCGTCAACCAGTCACTAATGAATTATGGAAAAATCATTTGGAAGGGGTGGGCCTACGCCTAGGAATTTTTCCTGTTACGGCAGAAGGTACATGTCGCTGGGGAGTTATTGATATTGATAAATATTCTTATGACTATGAAGCACTTTTAAAAAAGATTCGAGCAGAAAAACTACCTCTTATAATGTGTCGCTCTAAAAGTGGGGGCGCTCATCTCTTCTTCTTTACTGAAGAATTAGTCTCAGCAGCAGAATTAAAATATGCAATGGAGAAATGCGCAGCTCTCTTAGGGGTTAAAGATATTATGGATCGTATTTATCCCATGCAAACTAAAATTTTAGCTTCTCGTGGGGACACAGGAAGTTATTTAAACATGCCTTACTACAATGCTGAAGAGGGATCTCAATATGCATATAACGATGATTTTAGTGCAGCTTCTATTGATGAATTTTTTAAACTTTATGACACATATGTAGTTAAAGATTTAGCTAAATTTATTAAAGAATCTCCAGCCCTGCCGGCTACTATTAAAGCTAAACGTAGAAAGGAAAACAGTCCTTATGCCGAAGCCCCACCATCCCTATTAACTCTTATGAAACAAAAAGTGGGAAAAGGACATCGGGATCAGTTCTTATTCGCTCTAGGAGTTTTTTATAGAAAGGCTCAAGCAGATGA